TTTCTTATTAAGATTTTTATTAAGATACCTTTGCTGAAACAAACCATTTTGAAGTTCGGCACGGGTACTCGAAGGTTCGTATGATCGTGTTCTAAGTGGAACTTTGCATGCAACATTTTGAAGTGGGTGTAAATTTTGTTCGTATGTTCTCGCTAAAACTTTATTAAATCTAGATGTAGATTGTGGTCTAAGAGCATCACTTGCTTCTATATATTCTGCTGGTGACCCTTTACCTGCCATGTACGGAGCAGTTCCATACAACATCGTATTTGGTCTCGAAGACCCATAGTTTAATGTACTGGGCTGAGGATACACAAAGACTTCTTCATCTGCACAAACTGTTGGTACAGCTTTATCATTGACAATTTTTAATCCTGGTTGGAGTTGATACGCCATTTACTATTACATAAGATTTTGTTTAAGCAAATCGAGTACCTACTATCTATTTATTATTGATTATATTCTTATCTTCTATCACCGTTTGGTTGTAGACCAGCAAACGCTTCGAGTTGAACACCACGTGCATCTGGGTTACATAATCGTGGATCTTGTCTACAAGTATCTTTACCCTGTTTACCATGTAAGAATTCATAGTATGGATCATTTCCTAGGGATGAATTCGCAGTGCTTACAAATTGTCTCGAACAAGCATTTCTTTGGTATTCTGGCAAAGATGATCGCGAACGCGCTGGACCATATTCAATACCCTTTGTTGTGAAAAAATCACTCGATTTCTTAACCGTTGAATATTCACATGCACTTGGTCTATCCGGTCTATCGTTAAAATCAGTCATTAATACATTACCCATGGGATTGTCTTCAGTTGGTAAAGTACACGGTCTTTTGGGTTTTTCATGAGCCGTTTTCGCATTAACATGTTTTATCATATCCGATCTTTCCATTACATAAAGAACCCCTAAAGCTGTACCTCCTAATACAAAAATACGTATATCGCGGTTAATGAGATATAATATACAAGTCGCATAAATAATAAATCTTGCAGTTGCATTAACACGCTCCTCTGGTGTGAGCGAATTCGATGGCCAAAATTCTAAAACTTTATCTGTTCGAATGAGTTGTTTTGGATCTTCAAACCAAGACGTCATTATTTATATATAGTGAGTTTATTTTTTACCGCCTAACATTCCTCCTAACATGCCCTGCATGGTTTTCATGAGCGCAGCCTCGTCAATATTTCCATCACCGCCTTCACCTGAACCCAACTTATCTGCACACTCCTTTGCAACGTTTTCAATAACGGAAAGAGTTTCTGCTGGAATGGATTTAATAGTTGTACCTAACATGTATAAAGTTTGTACATATTGCCAAATAGCATTCTTAGTGTTTTCAGAACACGTATCCCAATGCGATTGAATATTAACATCTTTTAAAAAATCCATATTTTTAGATTCATTTATGAAAAAAGTATCATCTCTAGATGAAATTTTATCCGCGTACGGAGTTACACTTGCCATAAAACCGTCGACGACCAATCTAGGATTAGTCTCTTTCATTAAATCGAACGCCGATAAACACTTTTTTAACCCCTTTTCTTCTGGAAACGTCTTGTGCAATTCCACAAGAAATTGACCCATCATTTCATTGAATGCAGTAACAGAAGCCATTTTATTGTGTATAATATATGTTTGATATCTTTAAGTTAGAAAATTAAAACGGTTCTGAACTAATAGTCTCTTTCTTACCTAACCCATTTGAAACGATAAAAAATACTAGAATAGCAACAAGCGCAGCTGGTTTAGTATATGCGCTAAGTACTAACTTACCTTCATTATTAAGTTTTGCTTTAAAGTGAACATACCCTGCAGTAATAAAACCAGCAATTATTGCTGCCCAAGCAGGGTCTCTCAGATAGTCTTCAAACTCCATTTACTTATACATGATGTTTTTTTGACGAGCTTCGGCTGCATCTGGAAAAAAGACACCGTCTTCTTCTCCTTGTCTTTGTTGTGCCTGAGGTGTAGAAGACGTATTAATAGTTTTGAACTCATTATTCATAAAAGATTCATTTGTCTGTTCCGGTGTTTCCGGTGCCTGTATCGATTCAATTTGTGGCTCCTCTTGAATTTCTTCTATAGTTTCCACCGTTGGTTCCTGTATAGGAACTTCTTCTTCCATAACAGGTTCTGTAGACTGAAAATCTTGAGTTTCTGGGTTAAACGGATCCGATTCGATTTCTTCATCTCCACCCTCTATAAGTTCAGGGTCTTCAGAATCACCGACCTCGGCATCGCCTACATCAAGGTCTTGCCCTTCCTGTTGTTGTGACATGTATGTCTGTAATATTTGTTGAACAGGTATAAGTTCCTTTACTGCATTTTCTACACATATCGAAAAACGTTCATATAATTTATCGTTTCTAGTATGTTCATTTTGTGTTTCATGATAAATATAAGGATCGTTATAGAGCGATTCCGCAACTTTATTATAACACATTTGTATAAAAACTTCATTGGTAGGGAGTTTAAGTGAAATTTTTTTATTATCTTTACTCAATCTTACCGCCGATAAAATCTTAACACAACTCACAAACACTGCCGCTAATAAATCATTAAACCATGCACATCTATTTGCAATATTATCCGTATGTTGTTTCGACATTGAATCGCTCCAATTTGGAACTTCTTTAAGAAGTTTTTGATACATGATAAGTACCTTTCTTCCCTTTGATAATTTATACGCTTCATCATACATTTCTTCAAAAGTCTCAATCATAACTGGACACATCAATAAACAAAGTTGGCCAAGGTATTCTCGCTTAGCTTCTACTAATATGTTAAGGTTATCCATTTATGATAAAGTGGGTTTTTTTATAAGACATTATTTTCGCGCTCCCCTGTATTTATTAGCCGTTTTTTTAAGATTTATAAGCGTTGGAAAATCTTCCATGTCTTCTTCTTCTGGTTTTTCTTCTTTTTCTACTCGTCTAATTCGCCACGATATACATAGTTCAAATTCACCAACACGCTGAACAGTAAACCCCCCTATTTGAAATTGTCTAATTAAATATTCCATGGCTTTTATCCTGTCAAAATGAGGATATCCCATAACAAACGATGGAACTTGTACGAAAACGTATTTGTGACCTAATTCAACAGATTGACGTATTTTTTTAGATATTTGTTCATACATTTTAATGTACGTTTCCTTTTTCAAACGTTTACGTTTATCAGCTATTTTAGATATTTCATTTATACTGATCATTACAATACCATTGAATTATTTTTTATTAATTATTACTCACTACTGTTAAATTTTCGTATTTCCATACATTTCTTCTGAACTTAATATTTCTTTTTGGACAAGTAAGTTTGTATTATTTTTCAAAAAATCAATTTCACTTTCTCTCACAAGCGTATAATCTACAAACTCACTTTTTGGTATATCATTTGTAAACATGTCTATATTTGAAGGTATCTTTACATGTATGGGTTGTGTACGTAAACTCAAAATAACAACAACTGGTTTTTCATTAACCATTTCCTTTTTTTCATTTTGAAGTTGGTTATACTTTTTCTTAAACTTTTTTAATCTCGAATCTTCAAGTTCCGTTCTTAATGTTTTTGTTTCCATTTTTTGTATATATTCCAAAAGATCATTTTCCATTTCAACGACGTTTTCATCGTCAAATTCTTTAATCTCATATCTTGGACCCATATTAACAATACGTATTATAGCGGAAACAGCAAATCCAAAATCAAATCCTTTATTACCATGCTTAACCACCATGAACATACACTTACACACTTTACCGGGTTTTTCTGGATCCGTACTTTTATAAATATTAGCTGATATGGTTTCTATTATATACGTACATAACCCCGTTCTTTTTGAAACTTGATCATTTGTTTGTATAATCATTTCCTGTATGAGATCATGTGTAATAGGTAAATCTGTTTTTTCATAATTTGTTAATTCAAACTCATCATCGTTTATATCAGATGTAGGATTATCTCTATACATTTCCGTCCTGGATAGTGATAATATAACGAACAGTACCAGTAAAATAAAAACAATTTTGTTCATCATCTTAATATTAAACTTTATTTTATTTATTTTTAATTTTGATTTACCCCTCTAGGAACACTTTTTTTGGTTTTTTTCATGAAACTTACTGACGCGTATGAGAGAACATAAAACATGTTTTCATACATGATTTCATGACATGGA